CTTGCGTAATTCTAGTCCTCTGCGTGCATTACTGCGGACTGTCGCGGGGGCTACAAAACCATCTGCCATTTAATCCTCATCTTCTACAACAGAAAACTTAGGTGTAACTGTACCTAATTTTTCCATAGCCTTGCGGCGTTTATCCAATTCAATTTGAGCCGCTATTACTCCAAATCCAGCCGCATCAAAGACTGACTGTAATGTTTGTGAAGCCCAATCAATATCGTCAGTGCAATCTTCCTTTGCCATTATTTGCCTTTCCTAACTTTTTTGGCTGATTCAGATAGATAGTTAGTTGGAACATTGTTTTCATCTGCTAACCAACGCTTATACATCTCAGGTAGCGATTCGTAATCTTTAGTGCTGTTTAGGGTTTTAATCAAATCAGCCATAGCGCGTCTGCTTAAAAACCCTTGCAACGCTCCTACTCTGCGAGAAATCATTACGCTGTTCATGGCATCTCCTTCACTATTAGGGCTGTACGATTCAAGATTATGTAGTAATCCCCATCTACTGCAGGGTCATCAGGGTTCCAACTGGTACGAGGATTGCGTATGCGAATTGCGTCATAGCCATTTGCGGCGGCAAAAACAGAATAATCACCGTTGAAATCTTGCGCCCAATCGTAATGGTCAGGCACATCGTCATACCATTTACGCATTAATTTGCTCAAATCTTCTTGGTCAATGACTTTTGCTTGTGGATTTATGACTGCTTCTGTCACCTTTCCAAACTCAATCGCGTTGCCTTCTCTATCCTCTTTACTGAATTTCAAACCAATTTCTTTTTTGTTTGCGTAATAAGTGCCATCGCCAAACATGCCTTTGCCAACAAAAGGGTCCTCGCCCTCAAATAATTGTTTTACATAATCATCAACTTTTTCAGGGGTTTCTGCCGCAATGCCGCGATACAAAGGAATTGAACCTTGGTCCACAAACTTTTGAAATTCCTCAGGGCTAACAACCCTAGGCTTGCCATTAAACCCTTGCTCTTCAAGAATGTTCTTTAGGTATAGGTTTTGTCCGTCACGGTTATATGACCCGTAATCAATTTCGCCATTGGCTTTTACCGCATAAAAACTGTTTGACTTTTCCTTTGTAAAGAAATCAAGTTTATGTTTGGCAGGAACATAGGCGGCATACACGGGAGGTGCGGCAGTAATAGGTGCGGCAGGTGCTTTCCACAAAAACTCTTTAGCCATCGCCTGCACTAACGCGTTCTTGGTCTGTCCATTCGTTAGGTAAAACTCAGCAAACATTTCAGCGTAAAACTCTTTGGTGTTTTCTCCTGAGTAGGCTGACCTAAACGCCTTGCCTTCGTATTCTTTCTTTAGGTCCTCAATAATCTTTTTGGTTGTAGCGCTCTGTATTGATTCTGTTCTTGTGAATGAACCGCCTTCATCAAGCGTATGCCCCCACTCATGTGCCAGGGTGTAGCGTCTGCCTGGTACTTCTGTAATCACGGGCATCTTATGACCTAACTCTTGTTTGTTCGGTAGGTCCATTTCTACTGTTGAGGGCTTTAGCCAAATCTGCGCATCACCTAGCAAAGCGCTACCGTAAGCGTTGCCCGCATTAGAAGCAACATGAATAGTCATCTTGCTACGCGGGTTGTTTATTTGCATTTCTTCTACATCTTTTAATAATTGTTTTTGTACTTTTAATGGCAAACTTGCACCTGCGCTGTAAAACTGCACCTCAATAGGTCCGTTCTGATAAACAATTCCTTTTTTCACAAGGCTTCTGTCTGCTTGTGGGATTACGCGGCTATCTGCATCAATTAATTCGGCTAAAACTGAAGGGTCTTTGCCTGGATTTAAGCGTGTGTACTTATCAAGAACTCTTTGCCGTCTTTCTTCTTTCGTCAATATCGCCCACTGCCCAGGTACAAATTCTCCAGTTACTATCACGCGTGCGGGTACAGGCTCCACAGGCGTTGGCACATCGGGTATGCCTACAGGTGCTGGCGTAGGAGGCGCAATGACTGTTGCGCCTGGTATTGGCTCATCAAATCCAGGGATAACAGGAGCCAATGCACATCGGCAGTTAGGGTGCGCTGGCGGTTTTGTGTCACCTGATGCAAATGGTCGCCCTATCTCCATAATTTGATTAGCGTTTTGCGCACATATTTTGCATGGGTCAAATACAAGCCATTCCATTTGTTGCAATCCTGCTTCACGATAGCGCACAAGAGTTGCCTGTGAGATAGCGCGATTCTGTTCTGTGATAGCAATAGTCAAAGCGCGGGCAGGGCTTGCTACATGATTAATGATGTTTTTGGCTGAGCGCTTCGCATCTAATCCAAGATAGATAGCCTCACCAATGGAATTGCCCAGGTCGTTAAGTGTTGTATCGGAAAAACCTTTCCAGGTAAATCCTGCTTGTGCCTGCAATAGTTTTAATGCACCTGGTTTTCTAATAAATATACCCAATACATAAGCCTGCCCCCACATTTTTTCTACAACTGCTTTAAGAGGTTCTAAGTTTGGGCGTATGTTAATGATTGCCCAGGCTCTAGCGCGTACACGCTGTTGCGGCAATGTCAAAGTTGTATCAGGAGTTGTAGATAAATAACCCTGATAGGCACGCTCTGCGTCTATTTGTTGGCGTAGGGCGGCTCTGACTAGCAGTGCATTTTTAGCCGCTAAACGCGCATCTGCCTCTAATGCGCGCTCCCAAGTCATGTTAAATACGCTTTAGCGAGCGCTCTTGCGGTATCTAAATCTCCCTCAAACGCGCAACGGTTCAGCGCTTCACCAACAATCGGGTCTAGGCTCTTGAACTCAAATAGTCGTGCGCGCTTTCCTTTTGCCGCCCACTTCAAAAATGATTTTACTTCCGCCCTAGTTTCCGCATCAACTTCTTCTTCCACTTCTGACGCTTCTTCAGGCGAGATTTCTTCAGGCTGTTCAACGCTGGTATTAGGAGTAGTGGGTGTGGTCGGTGTGGCATCAGGACCTTCTAGTGTTGGTGCTGAGGTAACTTCCTTAGCGTTAATGATTCCTTCAGGTGAGAACAAAAATATGTCAGAGCCTGCAACGAGTAATGGCATATCTGCTTGTGGTGTATCTAGCAGTGGCAGACCAAGTTCGGAGCGGCGTTCATTAATTGTTTTACCCGCGCTCTTTACTTCAATATCCGCCTTCCTTGCGTTGGATTCATTATCCATACGCTTGCTAGTCATGAGGCGGAACTCAAGTTCTCGCGGCATGCCTAGATATGTGTAAGAAAGATTTGTAACCATCTTGCTAACCCATGATGCAAGAGGACCAACGCCGATTGCTTCTGCGTTTTCTGCGCGACCTTCTTCAAATCCTGCGCCGCCCAATCCGCTCTTAGGAGCGAAGCCAATCTCTGCAGGTTGTACTCCAAAGTGTCCGCAAATAGAAGTAATCAAATAATCATCTAATGTGTCTTTGAACTTCTCGCCATATCCTTCATTAACTACGGGCGAAAGACCTTTAGGAAGCAAGCGAGCGCGTTTACGCTGTTCTGTTTGTCCTGCAAGGTCATCGTTGAGGATATTTTCATAGGCTCTGAGTAGGTCGGGATTTGTTCCCCAGTCCTCGTCAGTTGTGAACATAAGTTCAGGAAGAACTCCATCTGTGTATTCCGCTCTTAACCATTGTTGTCTGCGTAGGTAAATATCGGCAAGAGGTAGCGCTCGCTCAACAGGGCTAAAGCCATAAACGCTAATGCTTCTACGATTGCGAACCATGTAAGCAAGTTGGTCAGAGGTAAATTCACCGTCTGCCTTTGGGTCCTCATCTGTTGCGCTAAATTCTGAACGAGGAAAGCCATAAAGAATTTGTTGAAACGCGGCGTTGGGTGGCATTGGTCGCATACCACGGTCATCAATCAAAGGCTTGATAGTTGAGCCATCAAGAATTTGTAAACCGTATAGGTCGCCGCCTACGGTTGGTTGTGGATATACAGCCCAGGCATCAATAACCAGGACATCTTCTAACGCAATGTTAAGCCAATCGCTCCAAAGTAATCCGTTTGCTTTATCGGGTGTTTCCCAAAACTCACGAAGGCGAGCAATTTCATCTGTGTATTTTTCACGGGCGCGAGCCATAGCGCGTACATGGTCGCCGCCTGCTTCCGCCACAATCTTTTCAGACGCGTCATTACCTAAAACAATATCCCACTCAAGTCCTGTCATCTTGGACTTTGTAACTTCTAAGCATCGGCGCAGAATGTCAATTTGGTCTGCGGCGGCGCGTAAAGTCTTGAAAGGTACAAGGCGTGTTTCAGTGACATTAATGTTTTGCGCTACTTGATATTCATAGCGGCGTGGTTGTGGTCGCCCGTTGTCTTGTAGCGGATTGATTGCACCAGGAGTGATAGGCAATCCAGGACCAAAAGGAACAGCCGCGCTAAATGGTGCGCGTGGTAGGGCTACAGAGTTGCCATAGGTTTGACGCATGGTGAGTGCATCAGCCTGATTGCGCATCTCTGCTTCTGTCATCGTGACGGAACCTGCAGGCAAACGCGGTGCTTTCTCAATGTCGCCAGTCGCTATTGCTCTTGCGATACGGTCACGCAGACCCATCTGTATCTCCTTTTAGCCCCTTGTACTACGGGCGGTTATTAGGCGTGTACTACGACTCTGTATTGATTGCTTGTTGGAGCAACAGAGAATAGGAGAGTTATAGCAGTTGTGCTTGTATGTTGCACATCGCAGATAACTTCAGCATAAGGGCTTGAGTTGTCATATACAGAAACAATCACATCTTTTGTTCCAAGGTTGTGACTGACTGTGTAAGAGGTTGCTACGCCATCGCCAACATTTGCGGCGTACTTGCGTACAACAATCGCTGTATCAATTTCAAAGCCTGAAGCACCTACGGTTAATCCACCGTTTGCTACTGCCACGCCTGAGAAGTTAGAGCCAACAAGTTGAACACCGTTGCTTGCTGTGTATGTGCCAGCACCGCTAAATTGCTGGAATACAATCGGGTCAGTTCCAACGGTATTTACTTCATCAACATTTACCCAACCTGTATTTGCAAGGGTTGCACCAGCATCAACGAATGTAAAGTCACCGCCTGCAATCTCTGCGGCTGTGTCAAAGTCTGTTGCGCGTGTAAGTACCCAGTTTGTTGAGCCATCACCTACGGTTGTAAGTGTGTAGATACCGTTTTCAAAAGTATTTGTTTGATTCTTAACAAGAATACGAGCGTTGAGGCTTGGGCTAACTCCGTCTGTACTAAAAGCGGCTTGTGTGCCAGCGTTAGTAAGGGTTGCACCAACACCGCTTGTTCCGTTGCTATATGTAGCGTTGAGAGTTGCAGTTGTGGCGGCATAAGAAGCGGCATGGATATTTAGACCTTGTGCAACATCATCTACATATTGCTTGTTTGCCGCATCTGTTGAATTAGTTGGTGTGGCAAGGCTTGTGATTTTGTAGTTATTGAAAGAAACATCTGCCAAAGGAACAGTGAGAGCAGAAAGATTGATTGCACTGTGTGCCGCGTTATCGTGTGTAGGAGTTCCGTGTGTATGGTCAGCGCGTGCTACATCGGTAGAAGAACCATTACCGCTTGCTGAACCAAATGAGGTTTGTGCGGTGACATTGCCAAATGCAGGCATTGCGTGTGCGTGGTCATCACGGGCAGGAGCAGTGCCAGTTCCAACAGCGCCAGCGCCACCAATGGCTAATGCGGTAGGTGTGTTATTTGTTAAAGATGGAGTACCGTGTGTGTGGTCAGAGCGTGAATAAGTGTTTGCACTTCCATTGCCACTTGATGCGCCATAAGAAGTCTGTGATGTTACTGACCCAAAGTTAGAAACCTGTGACCAAGCAGTGCCTGAATCAAAGTACATAATTTGCTGGTCAGTTGCAAAATACAAACGACCTGCAGTGCTTGCGGCAGGGCGCGAAGCGAAATCACCGTAAAGAACTTCTGATTCATTGAGTACAGATACCCATGCTGAACCATCGTAGTAATAAAGTTCTCCATCACCTGTGTTGAAATAGACTTGACCAGCAAGCGGTGAACTAGGTGCAGTGCCTAGATTCTGAATGACTGCATTTTGCAATTCATTCTTGTTGAGGTCAATACTTACAAGAAATTTACGCGCCATTGTTTGCTCCTAGATTACATACGCAGTGCCTGTGAAAGCACTTGTAAAGGTTATCACCATTTGGTTTTTTGATGGGTAAGAAAATGTGCCTTCACACTGCGTACCTGCACTGTCTAAAACAACAGCCGTTGGTTCGCCATTGAGATTATGGTTTATGGTCCACACAGCGCTTGAAACTGCTTGTGTATGAACATAAAAGATTTGCCCACCTTGTGCGCCTTGCGGACCAGGTGCGGTGATTTCAACAATCGGTACTACAGGTTTGATAATGATTGCGTCATCAGCCATTAGCGTGTTACCTCAGGTGTTACTACAACTTGTCCTTGGGCTAGTCGGGTGACTATCCCTCCACCTGATGTTATCTCAATGTCATAGTAATAAGTGCCTTCATCAATGACTCTTGTTTGAGCGGCTGTAGCGTGAACTGCAAATTCTCCACTTGCTCCAGTAATTGAAATGCCGCCGTTTGTTGTGGAAAGAGATAACACCGCAGTTGGGTCAGAAGGTAGCGAGCGCACTTGTAACTCCGCCGTATATCCAGTGACATTCACAGGAGCAGTTGCAATGCCGCCTGAAATGTAAGTTCCTGTCGCCGCATTGTTCACGATAAATTGTGCCGCGTTTGCTGATGCGAGCGTAACATTTTGTAGGTTGTACTGAGAAGGTAGAACTCCATCAACGCTAACTGTCTGCCCTGCAGTAAATCCATTTGCCGCAGTGAAAGTCACTTGTGTGCCATTACCAACAATGTTGGTGATTGTGGCTGGTTGTTTGTAGATGAAATTTATGTACCAATCAGCGCCTTGGTCAATCGTTGTATTGTAAGTAACAGCCATTATGCTCCCACCGCCTGAGTTGGTGCAATGATAGCGCTTCCGCATTTAGGGCAGAGGCTCAACGATTTAGGAAATGGCAAAGAGCATGTATTGCAGAAATTAGCGATGCTGTTGAAGTAATGACTAACGCTAGTTTTTCCAAGCAAGTCGCTAAAAGCCTGAACCATTGCATCAAGCCTGTCGGGTGAGTCTGCATCTTGAGGTGTCCATATGGTCATTTGGTCCTCTAATTGTGCAAAGGTTCCAACATGATGCACACGACCCTGTTCATACATTGCCGCTACTGGTTCGGCGCGTAACTTTTTACCAACATGCGCCCTGATTTCTCTGATAGGCAAAGTAATTCTTACCTGCTTCAACACTGCACTGACCATATCGCCGCCCTGGTTTACTTCCACAAGTAATGAATCGGCTTTGTATTCGTCATAGAGTTGAACTGCTCTTTGCGCCCACTCAAGAGGCGAGCCTTTCATTGAGCCGTCATAGAGAACATATCCGTGACCACCTGCATCACAACCAGCAACAATAATTCCTGTTTCATCACTTGCTTGCGTATTAGTTACTGCAGGGTCAATGCTTACAACAATACGAGATAGCGGCGGGTGTTCTGAAACTCTGTTTCTGTCAATCAATCCACGGGTCCATAACGCTCCTTCTTGGTCCTCCAGGATTTCTCCGTAGAGTTCCTGGCGACCTAAACGCGTGCCGTTGTATCGGGCTTGTAGTTCTAATAGAGCGCTTGGGGCTAGGTTCTTAGCATTGTCAAAGGTTGAACCGCGTGTGATGGCTACAGAGCCGTCAGAGCGTGCAGAGAGGGTACGAATCAAAGGAGTAGGGCGTGGCGTTGTTGTCACCACGATGCGTGGCTTCTTACCCAGGCGCAATCCAAACTGTAATTGATGCCAGGCATCTTCGTAGCGATATGCGGCTAACTCATCACACCAAGCGCCATGGTGTTGCGGTCCACGGAATCTGTCAGGTTGGTCTGCA